AAATTAAAATCAAAACACGCTCACGCTCAACTTGACTGCGGGACTTCCCTGCACATATGCTATGGTTTATTCAGTACTAATTAACGACACAAGGAGATTTACGAATTAGACACTTGAAGTAAGGCTATCCCCTAAGAGGCGATGGTCGGGTTAGTGAAGTCTCTAACCCTGTCCCCGTAACCTAACAAAGGAAAAACCAAATGAACCCAACTCTAAACTCACCCGAAAAGGTGTTGGCGATACTGTCGCTGTTCGTGGTAATCACCTCAACAGCAGCAGCCGTAGCAGTAGAGAACAAAGTCCAAGAGGTTGTCGCAACAGAGCAAGTGGCAACAGGATTAAAAGCAGTAGTTGAAGTAGAGCCAGTCAAGAAGACTAAGCCTCTATCCTACTTTGAGAACAAGACTAACCTTACCGACATTGAGTTGGTGTGGTTGTTGGAAGCAGTAGGCTTTGAAGGTCAAGACCTAAAAGAAGCTTGGGCAATAGCCAAGAAAGAAAGTAATGGTCGTCCCCTAGCCTTCAATGGCAATACACTCACAGGAGATAACTCTTACGGCATATTCCAAATCAATATGATAAACACTCTTGGAGAAGACAGACGAACCAAGTTTGATTTAGAGCATAATGCGGACTTGTTCAACCCAGTAAAGAACGCTCAAATTGCTAAGCATATGAGCAAAGGCGGACTTGACTGGAGTTCTTGGCACATAGGCAAAGACGCTTATACTAGTACTAGTGGAAAGCACTACGCTAAGTTCAAAGAGTGGCTTGGCAAATTCCCCACAGAAAAGAAGTGAGACTATGAGCGAGCAGGAAAACCTTATGCCGTTGCTTGGTTCTCTAATGCCTTCAACTAATGAGCAAGCGCTCGCCGTTGAGTCTGAACCAGTAGCGATTAAAGAAGAACCAAAGAAAGAAAAGAAAGCCCCAACTTTTCAAGCCAACCCTGAAAAGTATGTCTATCTTTCTGCATTGAAAGTAAATGCTTATGAAGGAAACTCTGAGTCAGTCAAGACAGTTCAACTGCGGTTGAATGATTTAGGTTTCAATTCAGTAATGAGTGATAAGTTTGGTCGTCTTGGAGAAGGAGCAGTTGAAGCGATTAACGCTTTTAGAAAGTCTAAAGGACTTGATGAGTGCGGTTGCTTTGATGAAGAAGTTTTGGCTTATCTCTTTCAAGGTGAGAGTGTTGGAGTTCTCCCTTAATTAAGGACAACAAAAAACCCCCTATCTTTTGGTAGGGGGTTCTTTGCTTTAGTTCTTATGCTTGTGCAAAGAGTTTCAATAAGCGGTTAGCATAATCAGAGTCAAGACCTAGTTGCTCACCTTCATCATCATAACCCCCTGCAATAACTACATCACCGAGAATTACATCAGGAAAGTTTGGGAAGTTAGCCAACCAAATTTCGGTGGCTCTTGAATTTACTGGAAGACCTTGCAACTTTCCTTCTTCATTCATAATAAGGGTGTAACCACTTTCAAGAGTCTTTGCTTCAATAAGACCCCCTACCGCCATTTGAAGTGTTAGTAGTTCGTTACTATCTGCCGTTAGGTCAATGATAGAAGCGTTTCCTTCTGCGGTTAGTTTAATTGCTAGTTTCATTTGTTTTCTCCCTAGTGTGGTACTTGGTTTCCCACTACCGAAAGAATAGATTACTTTCCTGCACTTTGCAAGATTAAAGGGAAGCTTTTGTGCGGTGTGTCTTAGAAAAAGAAAAAGCCCCCCTTGGATAGGGGGGCTAATTCTTGCGGTTACTTGGTTAGGAGTAAGTCCAAGATTTCGCTATCTGAAAGGTTGCGGTAAGGGTTTGTGTAAGAGTTTTGGTTCTCTTCTGTAACCTTTACTTCTTGAACAGTTGCATTCATTTCCTTTGCATTCTTTGCGGTCTGTGAAATTAAATCGCTTGCACCTTCTGCGGTATCAACGTGGAAGTTGTAGTTTGTTTCTTTTGTGATAGTTCCTGTTGAAGTTGTTTCTGTGTACTTAACTGTTATTGATACTCCGTATGACATTTGGTTTCTCCCTTTTTGTTATTGAAGCCCCTTGCTTCAATAAGTAAAAGATATTCTACTTTCCTGCACTTTGCAAGTCTATAAGTGGTCATTTCGTGTATATGACTAGTCATAGTTTTTTAAGCCTAATAGTCATTAAGTTACTAGTCAGTAGGCTAGAGGGTATTAAGTTACTAGTCAGTAGGCTACTAGTCAGTAAGTTACTAGTCAGTAGTAGTTAGTAGTAAGTAGTTCTATTAGTAAGACCTTTGTAAAAATAATAAAGAGATATAAAAGAAAAAGAAAAAGAAAAATAGAGGTATCAATATATGACCTTAAATTCTGCAAAAAACAGACAAAAAATAAAAAGTAAAAGGCTATTCCTTGTCTAGTTTTATTTTTGAAGTCTTAAAAAATAAAATTTAAGGGGGGAAAAAATAAAGAGATTTTTTTAGAAAAAAGCCCGGAACGATTTTGAAAAGTCCCAAAAATAAGCTCTGCCTTCTCCGGGGCCAAAAGCAAAATATGGAAAGGTTCATATATTTAAAGCTGTCGTACAAGATTAGATCCTCTTTCTTCTCGTACACCCCTTTTAAAACTCGGTACAATAGGATCATGCTGAATCCACCTAAACTTCCCATCGAGGAGGTTATCTATCTTTCAACTCTGACACGCTCAGAGATGGAGTCACGCCTCCGTGCGTTGTGGAAGTCGGGCTGGTCACTAGGAGTTATAGGTGGCTCTCTCAGCCCCGCTGTTCCTAAGACCACTATTCATTTCTGGGTCCGTAGAGCCCCTGACGTTAAGCAGTTAAAAGCAGTTCCATTGCCACCCCCAAAGTCTTTGACAACCTCTGTGCCTACAAAGCATGCCCCTCGTCTCAAGTCCATCTCCCCAGGTGTACCTCCTGAGCTAAGAATCAGACTTCGTGAGCTTTCAGCCCTCTCAAAGCGCTACAGAGCTAAGACACCTCCAACTAGCCCTTTAGCTCAAGCTAATAACGAGCTAACTCAGATTGCAAGGCAACTTAGGAACCGTGGCGTCCCCACAGCAAGCATCGCAGAAGCCGCTGGAGTCACTTATAGGGCTATGGCAAGGCGTTTGAGCCAATGAGCCGCCTTTATAAGACAAAGACAGGCACATACAAGGACACAGAGCTGGTTGTGGTTGTGTGGAAGAACCCTAAGAAGACCAAAAGACCTCAATCTCGCTTCCTTGAGACTATGTCTGCCCCTAACTCTAGTTACCCTATGGCTTTCCCCTTAGTAGCCCTTAAAGGACACTATGCGTGGAAGGAAGCAAAGCATGTGAAGACCTTAGAAGACTTTGATTTAAATATTGAAGACAGTTCTAGAGAGGCTCCAGTCATTCTTGACTTAGAACTAGCAACTTACACCTTAGGGTGGAATGATTTCTATGTCCCCGATGAATATATAGAGTTTGGATAATCCTTGAGAGCGATTTCAGATGTCTTCCCAGCATTAGTTTGGATCGCTCCACCCAACTCCATTGGGTTAGATGAGTTCACCATACCTGGACCGTCTCCAGAAGGAACTCGCAAGGTAGATAGAGTTCGAGTTGTTCTATTGGGAGACACCATTTTGATAGCGCAAGACTCTCCTACTGGACCTACACTTGTATTCAGAGAGAAATTCATCCATAGGCACGTTGAAGGCAAACTTCAAGCAGTTTTAACCGAGTCCGAAAAGGTTATAGCTTTTATAAAAGACGCTTCCTGCGGTTGTGGGTCTCGTCTTAGAGGCTGGAATCCCTACGGGCAAAACAACTCGGTCTATTCAAGTGAGGATCCAACAGAATGAATGATCTAACCCTCCTACAATTTATCCTTCTAGGGCTAGCTACATATCGTGTGACTCGTCTAATAACTCGTGACATGGTTACAGCCCCTTTGCGTAATGCCTTTTGGAAAAAATTTCCACCAGAATCTTCCTACCTTGGCTACCTATCTACCTGCGAGTGGTGTTTTAGCTTTTGGATAGGATCAGGGTTCGTAATCTCGGCTATCATTATTCCAACAGTAACCTACATAATCGCTACAATATACGCTGTATCGGCTATCGCGGGTTTGTTGACTGCATATGAAGATAAGTAAGCCTTCATATTCCGCAACTGAGATGACAAGGAGTTTTCGTGGGTATATTTACCAATGACGAAGTAACACCTCCGTCTCCACAGTCAAAAAATAAAAAGCCTCAGACTTCAACATTTACTAATGTTTTTACAAATACAGCTCAGGCAGCAACATACTCAACTCCTAGAACTCTTACAGCTGCAGCAGCTCAAATTAAAGTTAATGACAAGGGTGAGTTTGAGCAATTTAGAATTCGTCGCTCTGCTGGATCTAGCGCATGGCAAGCAGAAGCTTGGGAATACTACGACGCTATTGGTGAAATCAAATACGCATTCAATTTAGTTGCGTCAGTTGTATCTCGTATCAGAATTTATGCAGCTGTTGTTGATGATCCATCAGAGACTCCAATCTCTGTTCGTCAATCAGAACTAGTTGATGATCGTCTTGGAGCTGCGGCAGAACGTGCACTTGCACGATTAAATTCTGCATATGGTGGACAAGCAGGTTTATTAAGAGATGCTGCACTTAACCTTGCAGTAGCTGGAGAATGTTATTTAGTTCAGATGCCAGCACGACCAGCATATAACTTGCCAGAGTCTTGGGACATTCGTTCCGTTGATGAAGTAACAACAGATCCTCGTGGCGGTTTCAATGTTATTGGTCGTCGTGAACAATCCACTACAACACAAGGTGGAATAGATAAGAATTCAAAGCTAGGTAAGAATGCATTTGTTGGACGCATGTGGCGTTCACATCCTCGTTTTTCAGATGAAGCAGATTCATCACTTCGTGGTTTGCTTGATCTTTGTGCAG